TAGAAGAGGTGGTAGACGAAGTGATGCCCCTGTTATCCCCTTATGCCCGTACCACCATACTGGGTCAAATACCTCAATTCATGGAATGGGGCGTAAGCGATTTGAAAGGGAATATGGCATATCTGAAGAGCAGTTACTTGAGCAAACCTTGGAGTTAATTAGTGATCGTACTTAATTTACCCCTGCCCCCAACCGTCAATCATTACATTAAAAGTAGTGGTTACAGGCGTTATTTGAGCAAAGAAGCGGTTGAGTTTAAAAAGCAGGTTGCCGACTATGTATCGGAGTTTCGAGTGCCGAAGCTGGGTGATGCTCGAATTGAGATGCACATTACCATTCACTTTGCCAACAAGCGTAGGCAGGATTTGGATAACCGTGTCAAGTCATTATGGGATTCGCTCGGTGGAAACGGTGCTGGCGTATTTAACGATGACTCCCAAATTGATGTGTTATTCCTACAGCGTGGCGAAATAATTAAAGGCGGTAAATGTCTTGTAATCATTGATATTCTTGATAAAATAGAGGAAACTACCCCCATAACATAAGGATTTGTATGGAAAATTGCGCTTTATTCCTAGCTACAATGCTTCATTCAGCGACTAACACGCATTTCTTCCATTGGTCTACTGATTCTTACGCAAAACACATCGCTTTGGCTGAGTACTACGACAGCATCGTTGATCTGACCGACACTTTTGCTGAATCCTATATGGGCAAATACGGCAAGTTCACCAGCTTTCCAAGCGTATATCACCAGCCTAAAGACCCAATTCGCTACTTAGAATCCTTGCAGAGTTTTGTTAAAGAAGCCCGTCAAGACCTGTCGCAAGACAGCGAATTGCAAAACATTATTGATGAGATTGCAGACCTTATCAACACTACGACTTACAAACTTAAGTTCTTGAAATAAAAGGATATTTATGCCACTCGTCAAATCAGGTAGCGCAGAAGCAGTCGGTAAGAACATCAAGACCGAAATGAAAGCTGGCAAGCCTAAGAAACAAGCCGTAGCCATTGCACTTAGCGTTGAGCGTGAGAACGCTAAAGGTGATCGCAAAGCCAAGCTAGAAGATGCTTATGCCAAGTACATTGAAGAAAAAGCATGAGTAGAAGGGATGACATTCGTGCCGCAGTAGAAAAGCACGATAAGCCTATTGCCAAGACAACTAAAGGCAAAGGTCGTCATTACCAATCAGTAGAAGAAGGCGCAGGTATGACCGCAGCAGGAAGAAAAGCATACAACGCCAAGAACAACGCTAATTTACAAGCACCACAGTCTAGTGGGCCAAGGCACGATAGCTTCTGTGCAAGGTCGGCAGGATGGACTGGCGAAAGGGGCGTTGCCGCTAGAAAGAGATGGAAATGCTGATTACAACTGACATCTTAAAAGAGTATTTTGATTATGTTGAAGGTAATTTAGTTTGGCGTTTAAACAAGGGAAGAATAAAAAAAGGCACAGTTGCGGGAAGCCCTGACAGTAAAGGGTATATAGCTGTTAAATTTAATCAAAAATTGTATAGATTACATAGATTAATTTGGATGTGGCATGGCAAAGATTTGCCCGAACAGCTTGACCATATAGATAGAAATCCTAAAAATAATCGTATAGAAAATTTGCGATCAGCAACGCCATTGACCAATCAATGGAATACTAGCAAATCAGATGGCGGTGTTAGTTGGCATAAAGCATCTAACAAATGGCGGGCTAGAATCAAAATGAATAAAAAAGAAGTTTATTTAGGTGTTTATGCTGATTACAATGAGGCTAAACGGGTAAGAGATGAAGCAATTATAAAGAGGTGGAATTGTGGCTAAACAAGGTTTGTATTCCAATATTCACGCCAAACGGGAACGCATTAAAGCTGGTTCAGGCGAAAAGATGGCTAAAAAAGGCGCAGAAGGCAGACCCAGCGCACAAGATTTTAAAGATGCTGCTAAGACTGCCAAGCCTAGCCGCAGAGAAATGATTGCTTCAAAGATGAAGGATATGTAATGGTTAATCAGAAATTAGCTGCTGCGTTGCGTCAATTTGACCCATCGGGTGTTGATTATGATTACACGACTGCTATTGGCGCAGGGATGCAACCCCAGCAACAAGGCGGTGAAAACAAAGGGCATTGGGGTTCAGTAGCCCCTACACCCTTGCAATACCGCTTTGACTATCAATTGCCCGAAGATTCGTACATGATGCTTAAAGGTGCTAGACACCCTACATTTCAGCAAGGCGTAGAAGGCGAACAAAACAGGGGTTATCAAGTAATGAAGTTTGGTGATCGCTATTTTTCAGTACCACCCGACTTTATGAGGAAATAACATGGCTGATTACGAGCGCAAGGACAGCAATTACAAAGCTAAACACGGTGAAGAACCACAAAAGCTACACCCTACAATGACCGCAGGTAAGCCAAGTAGCCTTAGAAAGCTACAGCAAGACCGCCTAAACCGCAGGGCTATGCTTGCAGATAAAGTTAAAGACCTAGACAAAGAGGTAGCGTAATGACACCTATTACCCCAATGAGCCGCAAATACAAAAAAGAAGATGCCATGCTACGCCCACAGCATGAATCTACCATTGAAAAGAATCAGCGTTTGCGCCTAGAGCGTAGAGCAATGCTTTCTAACAGACTTAAAGACTTGGATAAAGAAGTCAAGTAAGTTGCAAGGAAGCAACAAAAGCAGTAGAATTAACTTATCTTAATCAACCACTTGGTATAGATATGACCGCTAAATTAGCGAAAAATACCGAACACCCCAATCTAAATGTGGGTCGCAAGGCAGGAGCAACCAACAAGAGTACAGGAATGGCTCGAGAGGCGATTGCTCGGTTTGTTGATGGTAATGCCAGCAAAATGGAAGAATGGCTACAGAGCGTTGCCTATGGCATCCAAGCGACAGACAAAGAAGGCAACCCAAAGTACAGTTCTGAGGGTAATCCTGTCTATGTAGTGCCACCCAATCCTGAAAAAGCGTTTGGTATGCTCCAAGCAGTCATGGAATACCATGTTCCTAAACTAGCCCGTACTGAAGTCGTTGGGGATGCAACTGCACCCGTAACCCACATCTACAAGTGGCAAGATGACTGAAGTAGTACATGAGTTTGAATACAAGGCTAGAGATGCGTTTAAAGACTTTCACAAAAGGAAACAACGTTGGGCGGTACTAGTCTGTCACCGAAGGGCTGGTAAGACTGTAGCCAGCATTAATGACCTTATCCGCAGGGCAATCAAAGAAGAAAAGCATGACGGTAGGTACTTTTACTTATGCCCCCTATACAGTCAGGCTAAATCAGTAGCATGGGATTATTTATTGCGCTTTGCTGCACCTGCACTAGAAAAAGCCAATCAATCCGAATTATGGGTACAACTGCACAACGGGGCTAAGATTCGCCTATTTGGGGCCGATGCGCCAGACACGCTTCGTGGGAATTATATAGATGGGATAGTACTTGACGAATTTGCCGATATGAAGCCCCGTGTATGGGGTGAAATTATTAGACCAGCCCTTGCAGACAGGGGCGGTTGGGCCACTTTTATCGGGACACCCCGTGGGCATAACGGATTTTATGACATATACAAAGGTGCTGAGAACAACCCCGATTGGTACTCCAAGACACTAAGGGCAGACCAGTCAGGTCTATTGCCACAGGCTGAACTGGAAGATGCCCAGCGCATGATGTCGATGAATCAGTACGAAGCCGAGTTCCTTTGTTCATTTGAGGCAGCCATAATTGGGGCGTATTACGGGCAGGAACTCCGTAGAATCACGGACTTAGAGCGTATTACTACCATTGACTACGATCCTATGTTCCCCTGCCATACAGCGTGGGATCTTGGGTTCAATGACAGCACCAGTATTATTTGGTTTCAGACGGTATATGGAGAGATACGGGTACTGGATCACCACTCCAGCAATGGTCAGCCTATCTCATATTACACAGGTTTACTTGCCCAAAAAGAGGATGAGTTTGGGTACAAATATGGCACTCATTGGCTGCCCCATGACGCTAGGGCAAAAACACTAGCCAGCGGTGGCAAGAGCATAATCGAGCAAATATCTGCAAAAATTGACATAAAACATCTAAAAATCGTACCAAATCTGTCAATTCAAGACGGAATACAAGCAACACGACTTGCATTAACTCGCACTTGGTTTGATAATAGATGTGAAGAATTAATCGAATGTTTGCGTCAATATCAACGAGAGTGGGATGATGATAAAAAAGTATTTAGGGATCGCCCGAAACACGATTGGACAAGCCACTCAGCAGATGCGTTCCGCTATCTCAGCCTTGTTTGGAAAGATGAGGACAGTCCTATTCTCAAAGATTCAAATGTTAAAGGCC